ATACCTACTATTTGGTATGATAAAGAAACTAAAGAGCCTGTATTTCTTGGTGGTAAAGACAACAGTGATAGAGCATGGAATGCTGCTTACAGGTATGAAAAAGAAACAGGTATTAAATTTCCAAGATATAAAGATATACCGTCTGCTGTAGACGCAGCTATTAATCGTAGTAAAGCTGGTGGTGCTACAAAAGAAAAATTAGGAATGGCAAAAGGTGGAAGTACAATGAACAGACAGATGAGTATGTTTGAAGAAGGTGGTATTGCAGATGACGGAATGAATCGTGACCCTGTATCAGGTAACGAAATACCTTCAGGTTCTCTTGCCAGTGAAGTTCGTGACGATATACCAGCTCAGTTGTCTGAGGGTGAGTATGTAGTACCTGCTGATGTTGTAAGATACTTTGGTGTAAGAATTTTTGAAGAGATGCGTAATGAAGCTAAAATGGGCTTGCAACAAATGGAGCAAGATGGTAGAATAGGTGGTGAACCAGTTGAACCTTTTCAAGGTATGGCTGAAGATGATCTTGAAGAAATGATGGAAGCTGATGAACCAGTTGAAACTTCTGAAGGTATGACTGAAGATGATCTAGATGGCCTTGAAGAGATGATGAGAACTGGTGTAGCTGATGGTGGTCTTATGGATAAGATAGCCTACACTGCAATGAATGATCCCCTAGTAAATCAAAAATTAAATCAAGGTGGTATGGTTGTATCTTTTGCTTCTGGTGGTATGGTTCAATCTCCATATAATGATCCTACTCAAATAGATCAAATTATTGGTCAGTTTATGAAAATGACTAAGAGTAATCCTGGAATTATGAATGAGTTAGCTACACGAGGTATCACAACTAATCGTACACCAGCTACTGATAAACCTTCTCAGTTACAAGCAGAGAATGCTCCTACTGAAACAACTAATCCAATTATCAATGAAGTACCAATTAAAGCTGCAGAAGGAACTTACTTAGATCCACTATCTATGAGTGGGTTAGGTCAAAGTACTATTTTTGACAGAGAGGCTTATCTTTCAACACCTACATCTATATCTTCTATGTATAATGTTCCTGGAGATTCTTACACTTACCAAGGACCAGGGGTATCACCTTTAGTTGAGGAAGCTAAAGAAGAAGAAGAAGAAATATTACCTGTTTGTGCAGAGGGTACTATATATGACCCAGAGACTAAAACTTGTGTACCTTTACAAGTTCCAAAAGAAAGAGATGACAGTCAACCTGGAGAGCCTTATGATATAACTAAAGAGTTTAGATATAAAGCTGGTCAAGTTGATTGGTCAAACCCAGATAAGTTTCAAGCTTATATGGATGAGTTATCTAAACCTCAAGAAAAAACACCTGGAATAATAAAGTTTATACCTGGGGCTAAAATGGCTATCGGTGCAGCTCAGATGTTAGAACGAAAAACTACTGTTATGAAAATTAAAGGTATAGAGTCTTTAGCTTTACTTACAGGTAATGCAGAGGCAGCTAAGTTGGCTGGTAACGCAAGTAAAAGTTATATTGAAAGATTAACCGAATCTCAACAAGAGTATGCTAATAAGCAAACTGGAGATAGCAATATGGTAAATATTATCAACACTATAATGCCTAAAGGATTTTTAGATGATGTTCAATCTAGTGGTATGCAACCTACATTACAGGAACTTCAAAATCAATTAAACGCAGAGCAAATAGCAGCTATAGATAAAGTTTTAAGAAAAGGTAATATTGCAGCTAAGGTTGTAGAAGAAAAGAAAAAAGCAGTAGAAAAAATAGCAGTTGGAACAAATAATAAAGAAAGTGAAAGAGTATCTTTAGGTAAAGGTTCTGCAGCTGAAGTACAAAAAAGTAAAGATAGAGCTGCTAAATCTAAGGCAGATACACAGGCAGCTTATGCATCTGCAAGATCTAAAGGCCTTAATGTTAATACAAGTAGTGGTACTAGTGATCAAAAAAGAGAAGCCGTTAATAATTTAAAAGATGAGGTTACAAAAGCAGGTGGAAGTTGGGCTACTGGTGGTAGAGCTAGAGGCGGACTAATGAAGAAACCAAATAAAAAATAAATACCTATAAGGTATCCAAACAACGATAAGGCTACTCAGCAATACTGCTGACCCCAATATAAGGATAATGGATATGCCAGAACTAAGTACAATGGAAACCCCAAAGACTGCAGGATTTGTAGACAGGGGTTACAACAATGACAGAAAACGTGCAGCTATGGAAGCTGAAGAAAAAGAGATAGAACGTTTGGAAGCAGAGGCTCGTGGTGAAACTATTGAAGAAGAACCCGATGGCGAAGGATCTGAGACAACCGAAGTATCGGATGCAAGTAGTTCCAAACAAGAAGAAGCCAAAGAGGAAACCGAAGCATCGGAATCTGATGAAGGGTTGAGCCGAGAAGAAAAGTCTTTTAAGAAAAGATATGGTGATCTTCGTCGTCATATGTCTGAAAAAGAAAAAGATTGGCAAGATAAGTTTGAAAACTTAGAAGCTCGTATGCGTGGTGAAAATATTGTACCACCTAAGTCTGATGAAGACATAGAGGCATGGGCAGCTGAACATCCTGATGTTGCTGGTATAGTAGAAACTATAGCTGCTAGAAAAGCTCAAGAATTATTTAGTAAAGCTGAAGATAGACTACAGCAACTAGATGAAGTAAACAATGAGACCATGCGTAAGTCAGCAGAAGCTACTATTTTACAATCTCATTCAGATTTTATTACAATACGTGAATCAGATAGTTTTCATGATTGGGCAGAAGAACAACCTAAGTGGGTTCAAGATGCTGTTTATGAAAACGCAGACGATCCTCGTTCTGTAGTTAGAGTTATTGATCTCTATAAGGTCGACAAAGGATTAACTAAAGAAGATAAGAAAGCTAGTAAAAAGGCTGCAGCTTCTATGGTTAGTAGAACTTCAAAGACTAAGGTAGATGCTGATGAGGCTGGTGGACAAATCCGTGAGTCAGATGTAGCAAAAATGTCTAGCAAACAATTTGAAGAAAACCAAGACAATATTAACAAAGCAATGCGCACTGGTAAATTTGTCTATGATATTTCAGGTAAAGCACGATAAGTGTTGACATTATAATTATTTGAAGTATAACTAAGAGCAGAATATAAAGAGCCTCCTTATGGACTACCTCTTATTCTGCTTCACTAAAAACTGAAACAAAAAGATAAGAACTACCTGAGTAAGTACAGGCCCAAGTTCTACTAGTCGGCGGACTGGTTTAACTTGCACCCTAGAAATATCACAGCCTCTTAATATTAATGTTTAGTTTAATGAGTCGGGATGCACAACAACCCACTCTTCGATGAGATGTGTATCTCAATTTCAAAGCCAAACACCAACGGAGGATTTATTATGGCTTTTACAACAGCAGCAGGTCACGGGAATTTACCAAACGGTAACTTCAGTTCCGTAATCTATAGTAAAAAAGTACAGCTTGCATTCCGCAAGTCCACAGTATGTGGCGACATAACTAACTCAGATTATTTTGGGGAGATTTCAGCCCAAGGTGATACTGTTAAAATTATCAAAGAACCTGAAGTAAGCGTATCAGCTTATGCTCGTGGTACTACGATAGCAGCTCAAGATCTTGACGATGAGGATTTTTCTCTTACAGTCGACAAAGCAAACTACTTTGCATTTAAAATCGACGATATTGAAGAAGCACATTCACATGTGAATTTCATGGACATGGCGACTAACCGTGCGGCTTACCGCTTGGCTGATCAACATGACCAAGAAGTATTAGGTTACTTGTCAGGCTTTAAGCAATCATCATTACACACTCCAGCTGGAGCGGTAAACGATGTGGTAAATGGAACTAAAGCTGTAGCAACAGCAGGTACTGATGAACTACTAACTTCAATGAAACTACGTAAAGATTCATTTGGTAACATCACTACAAGTTCTGCTGGCGATCACTCGATCCCATTAGCACCACGTTTACCAGGAGCTACTGCTCTTCCAACTGCAGTTGCATCACCAGCAATGGTTGTTGCACGTATGAAGCGTTTGCTAGACCAACAGCAAGTTGACTCACAAGGTAGATGGCTTGTAGTAGATCCAGTGTTTTTAGAAATCCTCGCAGATGAAGATTCTAGATTCATGAATGCTGACTTCGGTGAATCAGGTGCATTACGTAACGGTTTAGTTATTAATAACTTCCACGGTTTCCGTTTGTATTCTTCAAGCAATTTGCCAGCAGTAGGTACTGGAGCAGGTACATCAGGTTCAGCTAACCAAAACACTGACTACGGTGTTATTGTTGCTGGTCATGATTCTGCTGTAGCAACTGCGGAGCAGATTAACAAAACTGAATCATATCGTGACCCTGACAGCTTTGCTGACATCGTTCGTGGTATGCATCTATACGGTAGGAAGATTCTTCGTCCAGAAGCAATCGTTACTGCTAAATACAACGCAGCGTAAGGAGAAATACAAAATGGCGTTAACTTCCCCAGTTCGTTTAGAGACAGCGACAATCGCACATGGTTCTCTTACAACAAACTCAGTACATGATATCGGTACAGTACCACGCAATTGCGTAGTCCTTGCCGCAGGTTCTGAGTGTATCGCAGCAGCTACTGTTGGCGGTGCAAACGCAGTATCATTAGGTGTGACAGGTGGTGACATCGACGCACAAGGTACTGTAGATATAAATGCTGGTAAAGCAGCCGCTGCAATTGTTACTGCCGTAAATGGCTTAACAAATGTAACGAATGCTGATACATTAATCTCTGCTAAACTAGCAGGGTCTAATGCTCCATCAGCTGGTTCATATAAATTCTTTGTAATTTATCAACCACTAGGCGCAACAGGCGCAGCTGACGAAGTAGATCGTGACTTGTTAGCATAATAACTAAACTTTAGGGGTGGGCTTTATGCTTGCCCCTTTAGATTATTTTAAACCCTCGTAGGAATTAACATGGCGACTTATATAAACCTAGTGAATGAACTACTTCGTCGTCTTAACGAGGTACAAATTGATACTGATGATTTTACAACAACTAAAAATGTACAATCATTAGCTAAAGATTCTATTAATTCTTCTGTACGTGAAATACTACAAGAGGCTCAAGAGTGGCCCTTCACGTTAGTAACCTATGAACAAGCGTTAGAAGTAGGTACGAAGACTTATGATTTCCCTGCAGATTTTTCTAAAGCAGACTGGGAAACTTTTTATTTAAAAAATACTAATACCACTGATCCAGGTATTTTAAATACATTGTCTTATGAACAGTACGTATCTGGACGTAGGGCTATAGAGGATACAGCAGGTACTAGTGGACATACTAAACCTATTAATGTTTATAAAACACAAGAAGAAAAATTTGGAGTTACACCAATACCTGATGCAGCTTATGTGGTTGAATATAAATATTGGAAGTTTCCTAATGATTTAGTCGCAAGTAATGATGTTTGTATTATACCTGATAGATTTAAACATGTAGTAATTGATGGTGCTATGATGTACTTAATGCACTTCCGTTCAAATGAACAGTCAGCACAAATACACAGAGATAAGTTTAAAGTAGGTATAAAAGCTATGCGTAGACTTATTGTAGATAGTAAAGATTCACTTTTATCTACTGTAATACAAAAAGGTTCAATTGCTACAAACAAGAGTTTTGGTTAAATGGCAGATAAATTAAGTACATACTTATCAATTTGTGCTGGTGGATTAATTACTAATGTCGATCCTCTAACTCAAGCTACTAATCTTTCAGGTAGTGCTATACGGATGATTAACTATGAACCTGCCCTATCAGGTGGGTATCGTCGTATTAGTGGATATGCTAATAACTACGGTACTGTTCCTGGTACTGGTGCGGTATTAGGTGTAAACGTAAATGGCAATTTAAATGATGGCATATTCGCATGTAGAAAACCTACATCAGGACATGACTATCTTTATAGATGGCAAAACTCTAACAGTTCTTGGGTTGCTATAGCTGAGGCTGGTAATCCAGACATGACTAATGTATCAAGAATAAGATTCTCTAGTTACAATTGGTCTGGTGAAGTAATACTACTTACTGATGGTATAAATCCAGCTGCTACATATGACGGTACTAATTATGTACAAATAACTCATGCACAAGCTCCTGATAATCCTAAGTACTCTGAAGAGTTTGCCTCCCATGTTTTTTTATGTGGCGACTCTTCAGAACCTTTTAATATATTTTTTAGTGCTCCTTTAAATGCCGCAGACTTTAGCCCTGCAAGTGGTGGTGGTGTTATAAATGTAGGTTTTACTATAACGGCTATTAAAAAGTTTCGTAATCAATTATATATATTTGGGGCTAATAATATAAAAAGACTATCAGGTAACAATTCGGCTAACTTTGTCTTAGAAAATATTACTTCAAATATGGGTTGCCTTGCTCCTGACTCTGTGGTAGAATTTGGAGGAGACTTATTATTTCTTGGTCCTGACGGTATTCGACCTATTTCTGGTACAGATAGAATCGGTGATGTTGAACTTGCTACTATATCTAAAGAAATACAATCTATATTTGATAATTATTATTTGTCAGAGCAGATTGAAGATATTAGTATCGTAGTACTTAGAAAGAAATCACAATTTAGATTCTTCTTTAAAAATGACTCATCTCTATCTTTAATAGGTGGGATACGTAAAAGTCAAAATAAACAGAGTATATTTGAATACAGTCAACTTATTGGTATAGAAGCAAACTGTGTAGCTGGTGGTTACATAGGACAGTTTGAACATATAATACATGGAGATGGTTCTGGTAAAG